CTCCCATGCTGTATTTGATATCATTGCTACTTTCGTCATTTTTCGTATTGACATTTTTAGAATTTTGAGATATACTGTTATTAAAGAATCCATATGTGGAACTACTGAGTAACGGCAATTTGAGCCTATTAACTTTCAGCCACGTATGGGTTCTTTCTTTATTTGGTTCAACATACAAAATTTTACTTTTATTTATAAAGCCTTGCAAATCAACATCTTTGCCGTAAGCACTCGCTATTTTTATTATATTTAAACTTTTACCGCCTTTTTCTGTCGGATTTAACTCGAGTGCAACAAGGACAGGATTGTTTTTGCTGTCATATACATCACCAAATAGAACAAGTCTGCCGCTAACAGTATTTGATTCCATTACAATAATCGGATTTTCAAGTATATTAGGCACCTGCTTTATTATACTGTCAGTCATTTCAGGATGCTTTTCCTTTATTTTTTTTATTTTTGTTGCATCCCAGTAAATTGTTTTATTATTGACTCCCAGCTTATGAAGAACTGTTGATGTAGTTCCTACTCTAAAAGCAAATCCCGTCGACTTCTTATCCCATTTATCATATATTTCCGCAAAATGTTTATCAATACTATACTTAACATTCTCAACACCCTTGTCGGTGTTATTTTTTTGCTCATTTGTAATTACTTCTTCACTTTTTGCCTTAATGTTATCCGCTGCATTGCTAAACATTTCTGCAAGTTTGTCAAGCGCCTTTACATCATTTACAAATGCTTGAGCTGCTTCGTTTGTTGTATGAGTAATGATAAACTCTTTAATTTTGCTCGCAAGATTTTTTATTGCATTTGCAAGTTTTTGAAGAACCCCCTCATCTGCCTTTGCAACCTGCAAAGCCTTATGCATTGCACTTTCATCACCTGCAATAGCCATAATGGAGTTGCAGACAATTTCTTCTATGCAATCCTCGTTCGTGGTCAATCTGTCACCGTAATTAATCTTAACATTATCAGCCATTTTCATTACATCGTGACCGCTCGCATACAGATAGTCCACAACAAAGTTTCTTATAAGCCTGTAATCTTTCGAACTTTCCCTGCGAAACGAATGCATGCTTTCGTGCATTGCAACAGGTAAAATATAATTGCCGTCAAGGCTTGCTCTTATGTATATTTTACCGTTCCTAAAATCAATTCTTCCGTTTTCGTCCATATCGGCAGTGAGTATAATCTCCTTGCCTGTCATTTCACTTAATTTTTCAAGTGCAAGTCTTGTACCCTCATCAAGGTTTACCGTTTCCTCGGCACTCTTCTCAACATACACATTAGCCTTTACATTTGAACTTCTGTCTATTCTCGCAAGTTTTTCTTCATTGTTGAAGAATAAATCAGAATCTTTATTGCCCGCCTCAACCGCAAGCATTGCTCTCTGCGGACCGATTGCGTCAATATATTTCCCGTAATATTTCATTGCGGCTACTCTGTTATAACGGGCTCCCATTTTTCCCGCTTCGTATAACTGTGTAAATGTATCTATATAATTATTAATATTGCTTTCTTTGCCTTTGTAATTAACATAATCGCCATATTCCCGCAAAAGCAAACCTGCACCGTTTGTATCAAAGTTTTTCGCAGCATTCATAAGACTTTGATATTCTGGAAGATTAAAAGTCAAACTGTCTGCATTATATACCCTGCCGTCATCAGCAATAACACGCACCTTATTATCCGCTTCTCCGTAATATCTCGCACTGCTTTCAAATCCTACAATAACAACACTCTTGCCTTTATTGTCTGTTGCCGTAATGCCGTTTTTATGACTGTTGCCAAAGTTATATTTTATATGTTCTGTAATCTCTTCCTTGCTTACAGTGTTGATATTCTCTTCATTTGCGGTAACTCCGTCATTTTTTACATCAGTGTTCTCACTAATCGTATTTTTTAAACTTTCAGCACCGATAAGCTTAACAAGGTTTCCCACATCTACACTGTCAACCTTGTAATTCTCATTTTTGCTCATCTTCTTCTCAATCGACTTAGCAATATTCTCAGCTTTTTCGTTACTACTGTTTTTTGCCTGTTCCAAAAGCAGATTAATGTCAAAGTTCTCATCTGACATAACCTCTTTGCCAATCTCTTCCGCACTCTTTTTCACATCAATATTGGTGTTTATTTTGCCTTTGGCATAACTTATGCCGCTTACCGAACCGCCGAGCACACCGCCGCTTACCGCACCGCCTGCTGCATCAAGTAACACCTGTTTTCCAAAATTCTCTGCGCATTTTGCTGTTGCTTCCTCTTTTGTGTAACCCTCATCAATGTACCCCTGGTATTCAAGTGCTATAGATGACATATTACCGTTAATAATTGAATCCGTCAGAGTATTTGCAATAGTGGTTAATCCCTCCTCGCTTGCTTCCGTAAACATCTGCTTTCCTGCATTTTTTAAAATACTTTTCAAGCTGTTGGGACTTACCGCTTCAAATGCTTTTAAATTTTCAATACTGAATTTTTCGAAAAATGCTTCTGCAATACCTGCCGCAACACCGGTCATAAGTGCATTAGAGGCTTTACCTGTATTTTCATATGCGTCTTTTGCCGCTGCTGTTCCTGCCTCTGTCGAAAGCAAAACCATTTGCAGACCTGTACCGACACCGGGTACAAGATTGAGCGGTAAGGTTGCCGCAAAATCAGCAAGGCTCATACCTGTTTGATATAAAAATGACGCAACCTTGCCGGCAGTTTCATTCCCAATATCCGCACCTATTTTGTCAGATACCGTGCTTCTTACAGTATTAACCCTTGCCGCTGCGGTATCATATGTATTAATCCATTGATACTCTCCTGTAACACCTTCCGCAATACCCGCACCAATATACTTAAAAGCGTCACCTACAGAGCCAACGGCATTATCAAGTACACTCCACGCACTCGCACCTACAGGATTGTTCATTGCGTCCTGTTGAATTTTCTGCAAGTTTTCAATAGATGCCTGCTCCTGCATAGCTCTGTCATAATAAGTGTATAATTCTTTCGGATCATATCCCTCGTTTGCAAGATTGTTAAAGTTCTCAACAATTCTTTGTTCCTGCTCAGGAGTGTATTTATTTCCGCTTTTTAAATCAATTCTCACAGTCTCATCATTATCAGACTTTCTCTGTTCAGAATTTTTCTGATAAGCATAATACTGCTGTACAATACTCCTTACCCTTGCGTCACCCTCAATAATATCTTTTGTCTTTTCTTCGTATTCCTTTTTTCTCGCACTGCTTTTGTACTTATCGTAATTTGTGTTAGATTCACTTATTAAATCTTCAAGTTTGTTGCTTGCCACACCGCCGTTTCCTTGCACATCAGCCTTAATAGAATTTAAATAATTATAATCAGCAGAGGCTTTATCAGCCTCTTTTTTGTAGTCCTCAGGTGTTGCATACTGTTCGGCTTGCTTTTCAAGCCATTCCCTTTCGTCACTGCTTACATACTGAGCGTGCTTCATATACCCCTCGTATGTCTTAGGAGTATCCTTATACTTTTCAGAATAATACTTATTTCTTTCGTTTATTGCTGTAATTCTCGCCTGTTTGCTAATTTTATATGGCAAAGTTTTCTGTTCTAAAGCAATTTCATCTCGCTGTATCTGCAATTTTCCATACTTATTGGCATATTTTCCATACTCAATTCCGCCCTCATCAACTTCTTTCATTTTGTTAAGTAAATTGTCTTGAGCCTTTGACAAATATACCATTTCGGCATTATTCTCATTGTATTTCTTCTTTAAGTCATCAACTGTCGCATACTGTGCAGCTTGTTCTTCAAGCCAACGCTTTTCATCATCACCTACATATGCAGCATGATTCATATACCCCTCATAAGTTTTTGGAGTATCCTTATACTTCTGTGTATAATATTCGTTTCGTTCCGACTGCTTGTTTATGCTTTTAATTTGATTTTCAACAATATTGTTACGAACAGTAAACAGTTTCTCTGCACCGGGTAAATATGCAGGTGCATTCTTTTCAAGAGTGTAATGTTTTACTCCGTTGGAATCTTTCGTTCCATTTGGCACAATACTTAAATTACTGTCTTCGTTCTGTACATGATTAAGATTTGTACTGAAAAAATTATTTCTCTGCTTCGCAGGACTTTGATATTTACCTGTCACTATATCTCTAAGCTTTTGATTAAGTCTTTCACTCTCTGTCTTATCAATATTACTAATCATTTTTTCCTCCTATATGTTAATTCCCAATTTGGCAGCAATATACGCTACATCATCTTTAGATATATGGCCCTTATCAAAACCAATCTCAAGCTGCTTTTTCGTGAACGCCTCGTTTGCATACGATACATTTCCGTTTTTATCTTCTTTCTTCAAATAAGCATTAATAAAACTTTCTGCAATACCGTTATTGTACTTTTCATCATCTGATGTAACGCCAATCTTATTGTACAAATAATCTCTTTCGTCGCTGTTAATTCTTCCTGCCTCAAGTGCTCCGTCAATATACGCCTTTGAGTATGTCACATAGTTGTTAATGCCTTTCTCGTCATATTTGTCCCCGTCTTCCTTAAAGTCATTCTTCGTAACACCCATAGCTGCAAATACAGCCTCCGCATTTCTTGTTTTGCCTTTATCTTTGCTTTCATCCTGCATGTCTTTTACCCTTTCAACCCAGTTGTTATATGCGTCCTCGGATTTTGCATATTCTATTTTCCTGTTATTTTCAGCTTCCGCCTGTGCAATCTGGGCCTTACTGTCAGCACTTTGTGTGTTGTAAATGTATCTGCTGTTTTCAGCGTTTCTCTCGTCCTCAATTCTGTTCTGTTCAGCATTCAGCTTAGTTTCATATATATTGTTGTTAAGCTCGTTAAGCTGTAAGTCGCTCTGTCTGTCTGCAACATATCTGTTATATAAAGTATTAAGCTGATTTTTGTAGTCTTGTGTCAAATCTCTGTTTCTGCTGTAATTCGTGCTGTCAAGCTGAGAATATATATTGCCTGCATTAGCAAGCCTGTTCTGTTCAGCGTTGTAGTCAAGCTGCGCCATCTGCTTGTAAGTCGGCACTGCGTCGCTCACATTCTCCATCTGCTTATTGGCAACCTCACCCGCCACTATATCCGCATAGCTCGGTTCATACCCGTTTGCAAGCTGTGCAGCTGTTTGTCTGCTTAACTGTGCGCCCGTCTGCGTGTTGTCTTTGTACTGTTCAACATATTTTTGGTAGTCCTTGTCATTGCTCGTATTATAGTCAAATCCTCTGTTGCTAAGCCAGCTGTTAATAGCTGTATCAATCTTATCACCGTAAGAACCACTGTATGTTCCGCTTTCCGTCGCCGCCTTTGCTGCATTGTCCTCAGCCACATCCAAATACTTCAAATCTTTTCCCATATGTTATTCTCCCAATCATTCTGCAATTTACTGTTCAAATAATTATAATAAGCGTCATTCTGCCTTTTTGAACTGTCAATACTCGCCTGCGTATCAGCAGAAACATTATTGTGCTCATACTGCTGCTCTGCAAGGTTTCGTATATTACTCAAATTGCTTGCCGCTGCCGACATCTGAGCCTGCCACCTCGCAAGCTCATTTTGGAAGTTACTCATATCAAGGCCCTTGCTTGTGCTGTACTTGTTTTCGTAATAGGTCATAAAATCGTAGTCATCCTGCACCTTATCCCTGTATCTTTGATACTGTGCATTATCAAAGCCTTGCAATGTACTTATCTTATTAAGCGTATCCTCCTGCTGACTGCTCCAATTTTGATATGCACTGTTCTTAAGACTTGGTATTTTGTTTTGCAGCTCGTCCATAAAGTTGTTGTATTCTTTCTGCCCTGCCGCCTGAGCATATGAGTTTGTGTAGCCGCCCGTATTTGCAGAGTAAGCCCCTTGCACATTTTCTTGTTGCGTCGCTCCTTCACGCTTGTATTTGTCGTTATACTGCTGATATTCCGAACTGTCATTTGCATTAAATTTAAATTCGTTGTTCATATACTTGTCCGCAAGACTATTCAAAGTATCACTGTAATTACTCTTATATCCGCCGTCTATTCTGTTTTTGTACGAATTAGCATAATTATCTGCTTGCGCTCTTGCCTGCTTTGTAGGCGTGCTTTCCGCAAATGTGGGCGCATTGTTTGCAACATTGTTGTATGCTCTTGTAGCGTCATTCACGCTGTTTACGTCATAAATGTTATATGCCACTCTCATCGTCCCCTTTCGTGCTTATATTCTTCAAAAAGTCCTCGCTCATATTATCCGTATCAAGACTGTAAAGCACTCCCGTAAGCGCCTCGTAAAGATCTGCAATGTAATTCCTCAGCACACCCGGATCATTGCTCGCAGGCGGAGGGTCAATTCTTAGCACTGCCATTATCTCACCGCACTTCCTTTCTGATATGTAATGTTAATGCCGTATATCTCACAATACCCCACACCTTCGATTTTAAGTCTTAAAAATTCAGCTCTCCTAAGCGGTACAGGTATCACCCTCGGCTTTTTCTCATCGTAATATATCCTATACAGCTCGCTCCATTCGCCGCTTTCGCTAAACCTCGCAAGCACTCTTACCTTCGTGTCCTTTTCAGGCTTAATCCCTATTGCAACCTTGCTTATAAACTTTGTGTCAAAGTCGCTGTCATACATATCTCCGGTTTCGCAGAACCACTCAAAACTATTTTCAATTTCAAGTTTCTGCTTAGTCAAATATGTCTGCAACAGTGTTACATCTCTTGCGTCAATACTGTTGTCATCGTTAACATCAGCTGTTTCAATCTGACTTTGCTTTAGTTCTTTCTCAGCTGCTATATAATCTTTAAGTAACTGCAAATCATCAGCAGTTACCACACCGTCATCATCAATATCGCCGTATATTCTGCCTGTACCGTCTTCAAACTCTTTTCCGCACTTTTTTGTATCGTAATACATAATGTCGTCAAGCAAGCTGTTTTCGCTCTCAACACACACAATATAGTTATTCTCATCATTCACATAGTACATCGTATCATTATATGTCGCTGTACAAAGCATTCTCGTATCGTCTTCCTTGTGCCATAAACCTTTCTGCACATCAAAGCAAAACATCTCGTTTCCACCCTTAATGTTTTCAAGACTTACATAGTATTTGCTCTTGTGCTTTCCTGCCACAGCGTTTCTGTACTTTTCGTTTCCAAACGCACTTTCCGAAATCAACACAGCCGTACCGCCTGAGTATTGCGCAATTCCGTTTTTCGCTTTATACAGCAGATAATCTCCCATATTCACTACGCTTTGCCTGCTGCCTTTCTCAACTCCGCTAACCCTGTATGTTGTAAGAGTAAAATTAGATGGCTTTGTGCCATATATTTTCAGTGCGTAATTCTCCTTAAAGAAAATAACAGAACTGTTCATCTTTGCAATTCCTGTAAATTCACCCTCAACCCCCACAGTCAGCGCAAAGCTGTCCGTTGCTATGCCGTCACTGTACGCATACCAGTTTTCACAGTCACCGAGCTTGCAGGCATATATCTCATTACTCTTACTTGAACATCCCCACAGTCTGTTGTCAATTTCCATTATCATGCCGGTTTCCAAATCAGGCATAATTCTCTCAACATTAATTATTCCGCAGTATGGTACACTTGAATCAATACTTGCCTTAATCACAATATAATCGTTGGTCACATCATACAATTTAAAGAATTTGTTATTCAGCGTATCAACATAGCTTGTACCAATGTCCCATTCTGCTTCGCCTACATTGTGCTCTATACCGGATATTTTCACAAAATCGCCGACTTTAAGTCCTGCCCCGATTTTATCAGCACTTATTTTCAAGTAATAGCTTGCAATTTCTGTAAAATGTTTCAACTTGTTATTATAATACTGCGTATTTGTTTCTTCACTTGTGCACATCCATAATTTACTCGGCACACTTTTACATTCCTCAATCGTATCGCCTACTTCAATTTTGCTTATAAACTCTGCATAGTTTGCTCCGCCTTCCTTTCCTTTTTGCTCACTGCTGTCCGCAAAATTAATGTAAGCCGCAATCGACATCACCTTTTTTCTTGGCTTAACGCTTGTGTTAAGCGCAATTTTGTCAATCGAACAATAAAAGCCGTAATACTCGCTGTCCTGCGCAGCCTTGCATTGTATTCCATTATTATGCACTTCAATATCCGTTACAGCGCCGCTGCTAAGGTTTACATACTTTTTATCAGGAAAAATCAATACATTGTTGCCGTATTGGACAAGTTGATGTTCTATTTTTGTATCATACTCATATCCCTTAATCTCAATAAGTCTGCCGTTGTTGCACAAATAGCCTCTGCTGTCAAGGTAAATAAGTCCGTCATTAGCGCATATCACATTACTTACAATCCTTGCACTTTCTCTCGCAGTAACTCTTGCCCTGTTCTTCCTCGGCGAAAGAATCGGAAAATTGTCACCGCTCATATTCTTCATATCCTTAAATTCCGTATACAAAGTAGTGCTTGATGTAGACACTCTCGAAAATCCTGTATTGCTTGTCCTGTTTAAACCTTTAAATACAGTTATCTCACTTGTCGCTCTCCTTACATTGTTAAGCTCCGGCAACATTCCTTTCACCCCTTACATATAATATCTGTTATACCTTGTCTGCCTGTGCGTTCTGTACCAATAGCTTGTAAAGTCATTTAGCAGGTCTTTATACACTATACTGTCATTCACATATCTTTCGCTGTCCTCGTACTGTAAATCAATCATACTTGCACAAAACGCCTCGTATATTCCGTCATAAGGCGCAGGCACAAGCAGCTCTTTTCCTCTGTCCGTCTGCAAATCATACTTTCCATACTCTCTTGCAATCTCATTTCCGCCCTCTCTGTTTGCTGCAACATTCAAAACAATGTACATCTCAACCTTATTTATATCTGCAATAATCTGCTCATCACTCACCGCATAATCTCTCTTGAGCCTTTTCACATTGTCAATTACCTGTTCAATAGTCATCAATATCACCCCATACGCAAAACGGACGATAGCCACCGCCACCGTCCGTTTCAGATTATTAGAGATTTCCAAATGGAACTTGTTGTTAAATTCTTTCCTCGGCAATAGCGTCCTCTGCTTCCTTTGCTCTCTTGCTCTGAATGCCGAGTGCAATCGCCTGCTGCTCTTTAGCGTTGTCGATAATTTCCTTTGCCTTTTTTGGAATAGTCACCGTCTGGCCCTTTGGAATAATCGACTGCACGCCGTTAATGTTAAGCTCAAGGTTCTTGTTGCTCTTTAGTGAGCCCATATCAATATGTGCCTCAACTATCTCCTCTGCCTCTTCATTTGCCTTTTTCACAAGCTGTAAAAGTCTTTTTTCCTCGGTTTTTTCCCTGTCATCGGCTTCAAGTTTTTCAGCGTCCCTCTGTGTCTGCTTAGTAAGCAGAGCAATCGTTGCTTTCATTTCTTCCTGTTGTGCAAGAATACTGTCAAGCTGTGACTTGTCAATCTCAATCTTCTCACCCTCGGCAGTAACCTTTTCCGCTGCTTTAGTTGCCATCACTCTCACTCCTTACGCTGTAATTTTTGTTGTGCTGAGCTTGCTCGCACTCTCAATTCTCACCATGCAGGTCTGTGCAATAATGCCAATGCCATGTGTGCACTTCCAACCCTGCGTAGCTCGCTGGTCGAGCGGGTCAGTAGCACCGCCTGAGCCGAGCGGTTTAATAATTGTTTTCATACCCTCGCCCTCAATCTCAAGCACCTCGTACGCCTCTTTACCGAGCAAGAGTGTGCTGTAAACATCAATGCCCTCAGCACCTGCTTTCTTGAACACACAAGACATATTCGACTTCACAAAACGAATGTTGCCAATCATACCGATTTCGCCTTTAAAGATTCTCTCAGTTGCCGAGTATTTTGTAACCTCGATAAAGTCTTTAGAACGCATAAGGTCATACTTTACATTCGGGTGAATAATCGCTACAAAACTGTCGCCAATCGGCTCGGCATTCTGCATTTCAAGGTAGTTTAATCCTCTGTAAAGCACATCAACCGTAAGGGTAGACAGCTTAGTAATACCCTTTCGTGTGGTTACCTCGGTTTCTGTACCGTCACTTGCAACCGCAGGTGCGTAAATAACCGATGTACCTGTGTTAAGTGCCGCTGCGTCAATCTCTTCGAGTGTTCGTCCGCTCTGACTTGCAAGCTCTTCTGCGTCATGCACAAGAATATCATCACGGCTCGCAAACTGTGCAAAATCGGTCACAGGAGTGTACGCACCGTACTGGTTTACCGGAATTTCAATGTAATAGAAATTCATCTGATTACCCGGAGGTGTAACACCCTCGGTAAGCGGTGTAGTTGCAGTCGGGTACGGTGTAAGACCTCTGATGTTTACAATACCGCCGTTATGTTTTGGGAATGTTTCCCTCTTGCCAAACTGAGCGTGCACCAGCTTTTCCTGATGGTTTTTCAGAAACACTCTGTTGTAAAACACCGCCTTTTCGGGTGTAAAATCATTGCCGCTTGTTTCCTCAGTGTTACCGTATGCGTTCACCACATAGCCGTTTGAGCGGTTCACACCACCTGCGTCTACCGTAACATCAAAGAGATTTAATTTAATTTCAATAAACTTTTTCATATCCGTTCCTTTCCCGAAACGGCGTCTTATCTCGGAATATGTGCCGTTCCGTTCTTAATGTTCTCTACGAGCGTATCAAATTCACTGTCGCTCATATCTTTTACACTCTTCGCCACAGCTCTTGAACTTCTCTGATTAACATTCTCGCTTATTCTGTTAGCATTAGCCTGCATATGTTTTGTTGCGGCATTCATCGCAGCTTTAGCGGTTCTGTTCACCATTTGCTGCCTCAGTTCATCAGCGTGCGCCATCTCATATGCGAATGTTGTGTCAAACACTTCATCATTTTTGCCTGTGGACTTATTTTTCTCCGTATTTCTCTTAGCAATAAAATCAAGCGCAGCCGTAAATGCAGGATTATTCATCTCTTCCTGCAAATTAAAATCAGGGTAAGTTTCTCTTGTTTTCAGCGCCATGTTTTGCAGTCTTGTATCAAGCTCTGCCATCGCCTTTTCCTGTCTTAATCTGTTAAGCTCTTCCTTGGTTTCATTTACTTCTTTGTCACTGAAATACTTATCCTGCAGTTCTTCGGCAGTCATACCGCTGCCAAGTGCTTTTTCGCTAAAGTAGCTCGAATCACCCTTTACAGCCTCAAGTAAAGCATTAGTATCGTTGCTGTCAATATTATATTTGTTCGCAATAATACTCAAAATCTCATTGTCGGTACTTACTTGATTTTTAAGCGTGTCAATCTGATTTTTCGCTTTAGAAAATCTCTCAGAAAATGAAGTGTTCATCTTCTTGCCAAACTGGTCTTTGTACTTGCCTTTAATCAGACTTTCAAATTCCTCGTCAAGATTTTCCGCCTGCTGTCTTTCTGTACTTTCAGCCGCAGGTTCTTCCCCTTCCTTGTAGCCGTAAGCATTCTGATAGCTCTCAAGCAAATCATCACTAAGCCCGAGCCTCTGCGCTTTAGCTTTGGTTTCCTGCTTTATTTCAGTTTCCTGTGTGCCTGTGGTAGCACCGCTGCCATTACCTGCCCCTTCTCCGTTTCCGTCTGCTGTTCCTGCACCTTCTCCGTCAAAAAGGTTAATAATGACCTTCGTATATTTTTCCATAAGTTTCTCCATTCTCTCGTCTTTCCGAGGTGTCCTACCGTCTTTCCGGCGTGCCGGGCGATAAGCTCCACTCACTCTCACCATTATATTTTAATTATAATATTTCGCTGTTTTTAAAAACAACCCCACCGTTTTTAATTTCAATCTCGTCACGATAGTTTTCCTTAAACATCTCAAGGCCTGTCATAATCGCCTCAATCTTCTGTCTTAACTTAAGCTCAAATACCATTCTTTCGCATACGCATTTAATTTTCACATCGCCGTACTCGTATACAATCTCAGGTTCTTCAAGTCTTGCCTCTGTGTCTTTAACAATCTGCACAAGCGTGCTCACAAGTGCACTTACACTCACGCACACATCGTGCGTACAGTGACCCTTGCATTCAAATTCAAAAATTGCTGTGCTCGGCTGCTTAAAATCAAACTCTATCTGCGTCTTTATCTCTGTCATACCGCTGCACCTCCATTCATAACCGCATTATTCCGAGCCTGCATAGGATTTTGATTTACTGCCTCTTTGTTTGCAAGCATTTCACTCATCATCTGATTTTTGTTGTATAGCTCCTGAACCGTCTGCTCAAGCGTCTGATTTTTCTTTATCATTTCCTCTACTTTTGTCTTCCCCTCAAAGCTCATACCCTCAAGAGCAATCAGTGCAGAATCTGCATTCTGCGGATTAAAAAATCCGAGCTTGTAAAGGTTCATCATCATTTCATTGCTTGCAGCCGTTGCAAACGGGCTCGCTTTCTGCGCTTTTACTTTAATGTCAAAAATCGGCATACGGTCAAATATCTGTCCGCTTTCATCTGTCTGCTGTTTCATAAGCTGCGAGTTGTCAAAATCAATGTACTCTGTCTTGTTGTCCTCTCCCGTAATTCTGTAAAATCTCGGTAGAGTGTAAAACTGCCTCATAAGTTCAATAATGCAGCTGCAAATTTCTGTAAATATATGATAACCGCTCTTATTAATATCCCTGCTTATCTTTCCGCCTGCCTCTTGCAGTGCAGCAATAGCAGAACCGGATGTAACTCCTGCCGCACCTGCGCCGTTGCTTGCGTCATTTGTACCCGTAGTTTCCTTGATTTCGTTAATAAGCGCATTATACATATTGAGCGCACCTGCCGCAATGTCTTTGGTTTCAAACGGCTTTGTTGCGTTCTCAACACTCTGCGCCTCAATAAAATCCTTGCTCAAATCGTTAAGGTCAGCAATATTAAGTCCTGCAGTTGAATTAATAATGCTCCTCGTCTGAGAATTTACCTTTATGTTCTTTAGAATATCTCTTTTAAGCTCATCCAAATTGCCCTGACAGCTCCTGCAAATGTCAACAAATGAAAATCCCGCAGGCGTATCTCTTAACTTAAAAAGCGGGTCAAGGAAAAACGGGTAAAGTCCATGGTTATACAATCCGTTCGGGTACTTTTCAGGCTCGTTCTCCGTAGCCTCAAGTACCTTTTCCCCGCAAAACTTCACAAAGTGCAGTACGCCGTTTTTCTTGTAGTACCAATCTATAACCGCTGCTTTACCGTTTTCCTTATTGCTGTTGTCATAAGTTCTGTAATTCTCAAGTCCCATTGTACTTGAGCTTACATCTTCAAGTTGTGGATACATCTCCTTGACTTCCTCAATGTCATAAAGCCGCACATAAAACACATTTCTGCTGTCCTGTATATCCTCAATAAACGGCTCCCAAAAAAGGCTCAGAATATCCGCCTTGCAAATTTCTACATCGCCAACGCCATTATCTTTTTTTCCGTTCCATACTACCGCATACGCACCTGTACCGCCGACAAGTTTATCAGTATTCACCTCACTGTAAACTTGCAAAAATCCGTTGCGCTCAAGTACACACGGCATTACACTGTTCAGCATTTTTGCAGTTTCCTCATCATCTCTCGCTCTCGGCAAGAAAACAGGTTCGGGAAAATTGTCCATCAGGTCTGCATGTTTGTTCATAATCACATTAAGCGTCTGCCCTCCCATGCGTTTCGGAATCAGTTCATTTCTTATGCTGCCGTCCTCACTTTTGTACTTCTTCGGTTTATCGTTATCTGTGTAAAGCAAATTGTATGTATCAAAATTGTTCTTGTACCGCACATCATAGCTCTTCTTACTCGCTATGTAGTCATTAAGTACACTTCTCGCCTTTGCAATCTCTTTGCTTCCAATCGCCTTTGCACTGCCCTGAGCCGCTGCCTCATCGGTTTCATCGTCTACACTGCCATTTGCCACTGCATTAATGTCCCTACTTTTTACTACCGCATTAAAACTTTTCTTTGGGTGCACACCCTCCGCCTCAGCCGAGTATGTGCGAATCGGCATAATAACGCCGTTCTCATCTCTCTTTACTTCCATTTTCTCCTCCTTATTTCCTAAAAAATATTACTTCTGTCAAGCGGATCAAACTCCGGCACCTGCTCAAGTGCGTTCCTGCGTGGATTAATAACATTCATCATCATCGCATATCTCGCCTCGTCATATTGGTGGTCCTCTCCGTCCGTATCAATGTCCTCAACATATTTTTCAGAGTACACAAGGTTCGGTATAGTGCGAATAAACTCCCTGCAGCTCTTGAAAATGTAGTACATCGCAACGCCGTCATTGTCAAAAGCAAGGCGGTAGTGGAATTGCATAAGTCCTGCTATACGCTCATTGTCCCCACGCTCCCAGTAAACGCCGTATTTAGCCATACTTGCCGCAATGCTTGCACCGCTGCCATTATCCGCAAAAATTGCAGGGTCAGCAACACCCATTATTTTCCTGCCCTTAAGATTTTCATCGTTCTGCTCAATCTCTCTTATCTCCTGCGCCAGCTTGTCAAAATTCTTTTTAAGTCCTGTATTCGGGCTGTTTTTCGCACAGCCGTAGTATTCTCGTATGCGGTAATACCGACCGTCATTGTCCACAGCGTGCCACCCGACCGAAAAGGGTCTTGTATATCCCCAGTCAAAACTGCGTATAATCTTCCAGCCCCAGGGAATTTTAAAGTCATTAATCACATGCGTAAATCGTCTGTCATTGTAATGCTGCGGATCGTCCGTAAACTCAGTAAATACCTGCCCTTCAAAGCTGTCCCAACTGCCGTAAAGGAGTGCGTTCCTTTCCGCCTCGGGGCGGTCTGCAAGCCTCTTGAGGTACATCGGGTCATTTTCAAGCAATTTCTTATTATCAAACACACTTGACGGTACAAACACCTTCGATTGCCAATAGCTTTTCAGCGTACCGTCAGGCTGTTTTACCGCAAGTTTTTTCCAAATCGTAGTAAACGGCTTTCCGGCAGTAACAAATTCTTTCTTCACCCAACCGTGCCCCACACCTCCGGGGTTGCCTGTTGCCCGTACATACACCCTTGTGCCCGGGCCGCTTGCTCTGTTTCGTGACTTCAAATAGCTGTACTCCTCAAAAGTAAATTGTGTCAGCTCATCAAATCCTATAAAATCATACTGCAAGCCTTGATATTTGAACTTGTCCTGCGTGCGAAAAAGCGAACCAAACTGCACTTTTGCGCCGCTCGGAAATGTAAATGTGTGCTTCGTGTCATTAAATTTAACATCTGCACAAAGCTGTGTGTAATAATATCTTGCACGCTCAATCAACTGCTCAAGTTCGGGCACTGTCTTTCTCAAAATAAGTCCTCTGTAATTGCCCACATTCACCTGCCGCACTGCCTCAATCACAAGATAGTCCGATTTTCCACCTCCTGCCGCACCTCCGTAAAAGCCCTCGTCCTCGCCTCGGCTCAGCATAAGCCGCTGCTTAGGTTGCGGCGTCCAAATTTTGTTTTTAATCATTCAAAATATCCTCCTCGGGTGGAGTGAGCAACTGCATTTCGGGCAGCTCAATAATATTGATTTCCTTGTTGCTCTCCTCTTGCTCAGTACCTGCAAGCACCTGCTTAATGTTAAGCAAACTCTTCGATATTTCCGCTATACTTTTTGTGTCCACAAGCCCCTTGTAGATTTCTATATCCGTTTCCCTTGCGGTTTCCTCAATTTCTTCTGCCTGCCCTTTATCGTTAATGCCCTCTGTCTTTGTCTTTTTCGTTCTCACAGTAACTTTTTCGCACTTGTCAACTTCGTCAATAGCTCTGTTAATCTTTGCAATCAGCTTGCTTGCAGCAGAACATACACGCTCAATGTCGCTTACGGTCTTTCGCACATTCTTGTCATTGAGTTTTTTCGCCACCTTGTCCGCTGCTTTCTTGTGCTGCTTGCGCTTTTCCGCTGCCCATTTTTCTTTTACACTCTTTTTCTGCACAGCAGAGGCACTCACACCGTATTTTTTCGCAATATTTGCAAGACTTATTTCGCCCGTTACATATTCAGCTTTGATTTTTTTCCAATCAATTCTCTTTTGATCACTCATCTGCACCACTTTCTTTTTTGCTTTTTGCTCAAATTTAACTACATCTACTTAAATTTTAAAGCAATCTGCGACCAAATCAACCCCACCGCCCTGCTATCCTCTTATCACACGCAACCATTCAAATCCGTCGCACACATATTTCATAAATTTATCATTCTAATAGCGTAGCTATTAATTTTCAACTTAAAACCAACAAAATCAAGCATAATTTTAAACATTAATTTAAGCGTGCGAAATAAATCACACGCTTTTCTCATTCTTTGTATCTTTCTTCATTCATTTTTGCAATGCAGCACCCACGCCAGCATTTGCAGTTGCAGAAATTAACTTCATATTCTTGCCGCTGCTTTTTCGTTTCAAATTCAAGTGTGAGCTTAACAACTTCCTCACAAAACCCCTCACATTTTATTCTCATATCCCCACTTTTGCAAAAAAATGGGCAAATCGCTTTCGTACTCTTGTCCACCATTTCGTTCACCCCCCTGCACCAATAAGCCGTCCGCAGACAGCTTGTTTATCAAATATCAAATTTTTCGTACGCAAGAGGCAAAAAAGCAAAGTACCAGCTTGCACCTGTTATATCGTTGTAATTGTAGTTCTCATCGTCCTTGAGCATAAAACAACCGTCAGGAATTTTTATCATTTCACCACGCTCAAGTTTCTTAATCTCCCTGCGCCCTGCCTCTTTTACAGTAACATCAGGCTTTTTAAGACATCTCGCCGTCCTTATCCTCTTTTCCCCTGCTACATCTTTTGTTATGTACTCTGCAAGTTTTTCATAATATCCGCTCTGATACAGTGCAGTAAAGTTTATTCCGTCATACTCCCAATATTTCTCTACAAACTCAAGAGCCTCACGCTCAACAATAATGTGCATATGCCAGTTCTTTCCCAGCTTTCCACACTCCGTAAACGATATGTACTTAAACTTTTTTCCAATTTTGCGAAAAGCGTCACGCATTTTTCTTTTCCATTTGCTTGCAATCTTTTCAAATTTATCTTCCGTAAGCTCCGCCCTTGGCACGCTCAGCCTTACAAAATAGTCACCGCTTGTAAAATTGCAAAGTATAAGCCTCTGCATATTTTTGATTGCTCGCATTCTGTTAGCTCTTTTTTGCTTTTCGGGTGTAAGACTTTGATTTATTTTTCTGCCCCCGTAATTTTTCCCGATTTTGCGAAAGGATCTGTAATATTCAATTTCAGTGAGCGGACCACTTTTTATAGTTCTTTTGTATGTAAACATTATATTATATATCCTTTCTCAAAGTTCGTCACTTAAATAATTGCTTTAGCAGGAAAGTCAAGCGGCTCAAAGGCCGCTTTTTTTCTTTCCGTTACATCTCAATTTTCGCTCTGTTTTATCTCGCCATATGCGTCCTTATACGTTTTCAGCTGTCCGCTCAGGTATATGTTCTGTTCAATCGCCTTGCACAAGTTCACTTCATTGCTGCTGTATGTATCATTAAGATTCTTAAGATTTCCATACACAAGGTTCAATTTTTCTCTGTACTTTCTGCAAGCCTTTACAGCTTTTTCTTTTTCATCTGCGAGCTTTTGTGCCTCTTCCGACATTTCATCCATCAACTTGTCCCTGTGAGTAATGCAGCTTTTCAAGTTTTCTATCTCTTCCTTTGTTTCCCTTTTATCAATTCTGTGAATTCCATAAGAGATAAAAGAATAAGCCGCAAATAGTGCAATTACAATAACCACGTACATTCTCTAACCCACCTTTCTATAAACGCACTTAATCGCCTTAATCTGATTATCAGTAAGATTAACAATGTCCTCTCTTGAAACGCCTACAAACATCACCGTTCCCTTGTAAACCTCGCCTGTATCCTTGTTCTCAAGATTATCCTTGCCGCTGCCCGAATAAATCATCTTAATTCTGCCTTTAAGCAAGTCCTTGTTTTTGAGTTTCTCACTCCTCAAAAAGTTCTCAATCTCAACCCTGTCAATCATCTCAACCATACCTCTAATCTCGTCCTTGTAGCCGAGCGGCTCTGCGTACTTGAAAACCAGTACCTTTTCCTCTGCCATCGTTTTTATTCCGTCCTTTCTTCCTGTATATTTTCCCCAGCAGTTGCACACCACTCCTCTGCTCCTCGCTGAGCAGCGTGTAAAATGCCTGCAATTCTCACAGCTTTTCATCTTCACTGTCCGCCTTTAGCTTTATGTACTTAAGCAGTACAGCCGAGGCCTCCTCCCAGCCATAGCAAACAAGCGCCAAATTGCCCTGCTCTCTTAGTCTCTTTATCCATTTCCGCTGCTTTTCAGTCGCTTTGTTGTTGCCCACCTTGAGTTCAATGTAAAGTGCGTGAAATTTTCCTCTTGCAACCGGCAAACACAAATCCGGTACACCTGCACGCACTCCTTGACGCTTAAGATTAAAAGCCTCTTTTTGATTTCTCTTGCCACCATTTGGTACATGATACAGCAAGTCAAGCTGCGGATAAGTATTTCTCGCATATGCAACCCAGTTGAATAGCTTAATCTGCTCATACGCTTCATTTGTCATTCAAGCACCTCAAAATCACCAAGATAATCATAAGTTCGTTTACCTCTGAATAATATTTCTCTCATTTACTTTCACCGTCCTCAATAGGCTGATTCCACGCTCTTACGGCATCCTCTGCTGAATTTCAATACGCCGTTTCAGTCGCACAAAATAAATAACATTTGTATTCGTGCATACAATCCTTACAACTTGCCATTGTCAGCTCTCCTTTGTCCATTGTTCTGCCATCGCTTTTGCTACTCCGGCAGGCGTTTTACTTCTCATTTTTGAGCATTCTGAGGTATTCCAACCTATAACTCTACCGTCAAAATGACTTTTAAAAATTCCGTGTGTTCTTTTTGAAATCGGCAAATGAACTTTTCTCGTTGGTTTAAGAGGAGGTAATCCTTTCAACCAAAGGCAAGTCTTTTTACATTCTGTTTCACCCTCAAAATCGTATGGATTGTAAATGCAATCAGGCTTTCTATATGCTGTTGACATAATTCCTTGAGGATTTTCAATTGCGATTTTCTCACAATCAGCAAGAGCAATTTGCATAAAAAATACAATTGCTTTTTGCTGTTCAGAAATCTTCTTTGAGCGGTATTTTTTATCGCCGTAGTATAACCACCTCTGCCCGGTAGTACATAATCTCGTGCAAGCTGGGTGAGCAATAATCATATCCCATTTGCCATCAATTGTATGCAACTCACCGTCAACAGTTTTAAATGAGCAGTTGCCATTTAGCAACGGTAAAACATCTTGCTTTATATGCCATTCAGGGTGACCGCCTGAACAATCAATGATGTCACAACTAAAAGCATTATGACCGAGCTTTCTAAACTCAATTGTCACCCTCTGCGATTCCTCGCAGGCAACTAAAATATTCATTTGTCATCTCTCCTGTTCCAAGCCTTAACGGCTTGTTTCCGTGCTAAGTCATAGCCATTTTTTTCAAATCTGTATGTTGCAAAATTTATCCTTGATACACCAACAACGCTTGCGGAACAATTTTTACAAATTACTAATGCTTCAAAAGTTCCAAACCATCTTTCAAGAACGCTTCGCCACCACAAAACGGGCAAGGCTTGATTTTTAGTTCAGACATTGTTTTCATGCTCCTTTTTTCGGCAATAATTCGGCAATAAGATGTAAGCCTTTGTAACAATCATCACATATCTGTATTTTAATTTTTCTCTTGCTTTCGATAGGAATTGCAATCCTGCTTCCGCAATCAAAATCCACCCCTACATAAAATTCCTTCATTTTAACTGTGTACGGATCTGAGATAACTTTGTTACAACAATCGCACTGATAAACCCTCATTTACTTTCACTCTCCTCAATATGCTGATTCCAACATTTAACGCAGTTACCGTCTTTTCTGCAATCATCTGCACCCATAAGTCCTAATCTATAAGGACAAAAATTGGGTGTTCCGTCATCTTCAAGCGAAACATTCGGATATTTTTTTAAAAACTCACTTAAATAAGTTTTCTGTGGGTGTTCGTCACTCCACTTCTGAACGATTTTGATTGCTTTTTCGGGATAGAGCGTTTCAAAGTCCGAACACAACATCGTAGAACAATTATTTAAATGGCTCAAAGGGCAGTCAGCACAATTAAGTTTACATGCATATCCACCGTGATTTAGTTTATGTTTTTTCGTCATCCTTTGCTTTTCGGCAAAGTAATTTTCTGTTTTTGAACAATCAATCATTTTCTTCACCTCTCCAAATCCATTTTAGTCCCACAATAAGGGCAGTAGTTGCTGTCCACATATTCCTCGCAACCGTTGAGCAATGCGTTTCTGCCGCACTTTGAGCAAAACGGCGTGCCGTGTAGTCCGCCATACGGATGTATATATTCTTCAAGTTCCTTTAAGTCAAAATCTTTCACAAGCCATTTTCCATGCTTGATTTCTTCCATTTCACACACGGTTGCTTCGTTGGGTTTACTTCCGTCAACTTCGATAATATGCTTAA